CACCCCCGGCTAACATTTTCTGTGCCATATGTAATCCTCCTACAGATTAGCGACCAGCTCATGGAAATGGTTGGTTACAAAGATGAAGTTCACCGGCATTGTAATGTTGGCATCGTAGTCAACATATACCGTGTCACTTGCCAAAGAAACAACCACGTTCCACCATGCCTGCCCGGTGTTCGGGTCTTTTACAAATACTCCAATATCCTCGTAGGTTGCCAAGCGACTTTCGGCGGCACCTTTAAGAACACCACCGGTAACCGCAACGCCGGGACGACCGACAAACTGGTCTTCCATGTATTCCCGGAGATCCCGAGATACAAACAGCATTTCAGTCACCGCTGAAAACTCATTGTATTTCAGGTCGTTGGTCTGGTAAGTGTTAAATTGCCGGACAAGTCTGGGAACCCCATTTGGACCATAGTTGACTGTAGCTACTCCATTTTTCAAAAGAGTTTCAGTTTGAGACTCTGAAAGCTTCCATTCAAGTTCAATCAGATTAAGCTCTTTGAATGTCAAAGGTTCGTTAATAGCCAATGCCATCTTAACACCCATCAGCATACAAGCCACGTAAGACCCACCATAATTTTGAATGGTTCCATAAGCGTCATACTGGGTGCCCCCGTTGAACACATACATACCGAACTTGGAATTAAGTGCAACTGCCGCAGAAGTAGCTGAGGTGATCATGGTGTCTACTGTTCCCGATTTCCATGCACTTCCAACGAGGAACTGCCTTTCTTTTTTACCGGTTACAGAACTCATGGTTTCACAATGAGACTTAATGGCCGCATGCACCGCAGAGTCAGAATCAGGAGTCGATATAAACTGGATATTCTCAGACTCCAAAGCTACAAGGCTGGCAGTCCACTCAGTGGCAGTGTAAGATCCTTCAGATCCTCCAGTCAAATAAGTAACAGTCAAATTGTCCGGAATTACTCTATCGTTAGCCCCGTTGACTGCCGATGCAGTAATACGGGCTGACCCATTGTTGACAGTATCAATAATGGCCTGAAAAGTAGACTCGGCAGTATACGCGGATGAATTAATATCCTGTGAAGAGACAGCATCAAGCTCAAGAGCGCTCGCATTCTCCTGCCCGGCAACTGCGGTACAGGTAAACCCGGTCTGCGAATTGATGTAAGTGGCAATATCTCCAACCGTGGCATAATCAGCCAAAGCAATACTGATACCGCCTGCACTGGTTACCAAAGTAGCCGCACCTGAGTTATTCACGATAGTCATCGTGCAGGCTCCAGTTGAATACTGAATTGTAAAACTCTGGCGCCGGATATCATCGAATACTTCATCAGGATCAGACTGGTATTGTACAGTCAGCTTTTTACCATAGTTGGACCCGGATTCAAGAAGCACTCGAATCTGATTGACATACAGTCCATAGTCAGCGCTTTCAAGCTTGATCATATCGTCAGAAGACTCAGTTAAAGTAACTGAACCCTGAACAGCATTGTTGACCCGCATGCCGAAAACTCTTTGAGGATTAATACCGCCCCCGGGATTAAATGCCAGCCGAATAGCATCCATAAGAGGCCCACTTCTAAAGGTGGCCACGGCTTCAGCAACTGTATTGAACTGGTAAAGGACATTCGGCTCACCACCGGTACATGCCCCCATTACCACACCGTTATTAGCGGAAGCCAGTCCAGTGGCCCCCTTTATTGAATCGATACGGGAGTAAGCGCCCGGGATGATGTGGGTACTGATTCTCCCAGCACTCTGAAAAGTGCGAAAATCAAGGCTCATTTATTGCCCTCCGTTTCAGTTTTGACTATGGATTCCCATTCAGCCGTTGTTTTAATTATATCACGGTAACGATTCCCTAAAAAAGCCTGCGTATATTTGTGGATACCCGCACCGTAAAGCTCAAAATACTTAACGATTCCAACCTCGGGGTCAGAAACTTTCGTTTTCTTTACCGTGGTTGAACCTTCACTCTTTTTACCTGCCATTAATTACCCCCTAAAACAAAATATGACGGCAACGTCATTGTATCGACATCGGAGATAGTTTCTGCCCCGGTATCAAACGCCACTGATTCATGATTCATGGATGCAGTTACCCTGAGATTTCCCCCATAAAGCAACATCCCAAAATCAAGGTTTATATCTCCAGATCTTCTTCCGCTGATGGCCCCAAGAGTTATACCAAGATCTCCGATAGCTGTTCTTTCCTGAGTAACAAAATGAGAAAGCATATCAAATATAAAACTGGTAACCTCTTTGTTCTCAGTCCAGATATTCAAATCTATAGTATGTGTCGTATGATAATTCTTCTTGATCCCTACAATGTATCCTTTTGAATCCACAGTAGACTTTATCTTAGCCAAACCTGAGTCGGATACAAATAATTCCTTCTGAAAGATACGCCCCTCAAGACTGGCAATATCTTCCGGCTTAAAAACTAAAGCCACAATCCCATCACCAACTAATTCAGCATCCTCATCTGTAGATGAATCCCCGACTGTAATTGACGGGAACATATTGGACAACTTAGGTGTATCCAGAACATCCTGTGCCAATAGCATAGCAAAGGGATGGACGGTACTTATCCGGATATTATCAAAGTTCGGGTATATGGAAGAAAAACCAATCCCTTCCATAAACTTCCGGATGGCTTTGACTAAAATCACCTCTGGGTTTGTAGAATCCAAAACATAGATAGTCTTTTGATTGATATCTTCAGGTACAATTTGTGCGTTAACAGTTTTAAACAGCTTCATACTAAATCAGCCTCCAAAGCTTCTTTGAGCATACCTTCAGCAAACGGCTTCATAAAATCAATAATCGATTTTCGAATTGGCCATGGCTCCTGCTCTGGGACAATCCATGACATAGGGTCTGACTGAGCCGATACTATTCTAAAGGTGATTGCCCCGCTCCGTTCTTGCCTTTCAGTACTCTGTTGCATTTTGTACATGCTTTCATATTTTCCAGCCTTCCATGTGTAGGTGCCCACCCGCTTGTTATTTTTCTGAATCATTTTAGTCCGAAGTCCAGTTGTTTTATCTCCCATATATTTCTGGCCCCAAACTGTTTTACCCCCGCTGGTTTTGCTGGATTTGCTGACATAAGATTTTCCTGCACGAATATCAGTAGCCCCTGCTTTTCTCTGGGCATCGGCCTCTTTTATTTGAACATTAAAATCTTTTTCAATACTGGCAGGCATAGGGTTACTTCGAAACTCATCAGATCCAGAAGATCCATGCGTATACGGGACAATATTGTACCGGCCATTTTTACCTGCTTTTGATTTCGGGCCCCGAAGTAGCCCGGGCTTCAAGTCAATAAGTCCATGACCGTTCTCAAGAAGTTCTGTAACACTCATTCCTGATTTGGTTGTGTAGTCGGTGTACACTTCCCATGTGGTTGCAGATATCTGCCGGGATTGAATTGATCCGGGATAATTAACTCCATGAATAAAGAACGGGAGCCCCGGTAAAGTTCGGGCTCCCTGTGCTACTTCACGCCATGCAGTATGATACATTTCAGCCAACCGGCTTAAAGCAAGAAAAGTGTTGCTTAGAATCGTATTCTTCCCCTTCTTGGCAAGCTGTATATATTCAGGAACAAAATCCTCAACCTTGATATCCAACGTGGTGGCCATCAGTACACCACCTTCTCGTGTACATGATCAAACAAACGGACACTTACCCGGTTAACAAACATTTTATTTTCCGCATTTCTCAACGTGTGGAGATTTGAAATTGCTGTAAATGTCGGGTGGTACGCAAATTGAACTGTATACTGAACAGAAGGCTTTGTGACATTCCATTTAATTTCATTTCGGCCATACACTTCAACATCATTCCCGGGGCCCACCGTATATGATTTTCCAGTGGCATCCAAAACACGAATCAGATAGGACAAGTCAAAATAGGAAATTACCACATCATTGGCCGAAGCTATTTTTGGATTAATAACTGCTTGAGCCACCTGCTCAGATGCCATAGCGGTTATTAAATCGTCCGGGGCCACCTTAGCCCAGTAAGGAGTAACAAGTATGGCATCCGCTTCTTCAAGTACATACGGTTGTTCATACCGAAGTCTGGGAGTGATTCCATTGAGCATAAATCCAAAAGGTTTCACATAAATATAGTCCACTTCAAGAATATCACCAGATTCCCAAGATCCCATAGATTCCAAATAGATGTACTCTTTAACGGCATCAACAACGGTATAGGTTTCATCCCGTGTAGCATTGTATACCCGGGATACGGATACTATAGACCCCTCAAAGGATTTTCCCCTCTCAGTGTATCGTGTATTTATGGTCCGTAACGTAAGGGCCCCGTATACATCTGAGTTTTCACTTTCAATCGATAGGTGGGTTGAAAATGTATAATCAATGAAAACAGCCTCATAGGCCCGAGGATATGGTTCTGCCAGTTGAATGTAAGACCCATCAGAGGGCTGTGTGGCATCCAGTGGTAATTCGACCCCACCGAGATAGGCAACGCAGGAGCCTGCCACCACAGGCGTTCTTGGAGGGAATATACGGCCTTGGTTATCGTGATGCACCCTTTCTTGAAGTATTTTAAAACTTTTAGGTGTCTCATATATCTTACCCCTGCCCTTGCACAGCTTGCAGGATGGATTCGCCTGACCGGTATCAGATTGAACACACGGGCAGTTAATCCCCTGCATCCACCGCACCCATTGATTATGCCGGGATAATGAATCCTCGTAAGATGCTGTTTTCTGATACGTTTTAAATTGTCCCATCTTATACCCCTACAAATGACATGGGTGGAGGGGAATACTTGTACCGGTTCCGGACCAACCACTCGTTTATCTCGTCACTGTACTGCTTTATGCGGGCACCAAAGTAAGCTGAGGTTGCTGACTGGGTTGAGCTAAAGCTTTCAGACAACCCGTCCAAAGATACAGACTGGCTGGAAAACCCGGCAAGAAGACCGTCACCAACAACGGCCAGAGCCTTTATCGTTGCATACTTGCCAATGGTGGAGCGGAGGCTTTCGGGAACGAAATCGCTTGTTTCATACCCTGTGGTGTAATCGAACTCAAAAGCTCCGGGATATCGACCCCCGTAAGCCCCCGACCAC